GCCGTTTTATTCTCTTTTGCGATTTGGTATTGCTTATCTGCTTTGTATTTCTCAATGCCCATCTTCTCACGGTGCATCTGCTTTTTATCTTCCTGGTCTTTTAAGGTAAGTTGCAGCTTGCCATTCTCTACGCGCATTTTCTCTCTTAATTCTGCAGAGAGTAAGGACTGTTCTTCAATAGACATGCTGTCAGCGCTATCCCCGGGAGTATCAGTATCAGCCACCTGGTACTGTCCTTTGATGTGGGCAAGAACTTCTTCCCTATCGTACTTGGCCTCTTGCAACATGTGGGCAAACTCAAACTTGATTTCTTCGTACTCTTTCTGGATCTCTATTTTCTTAATCTCAATACCTTCTTCAGATTCCTGCATTTGCTGGGCACGCTCCATTTCCTCAGCTTCCATCTCTTTGAGGATTACTTTCAGCTTAGAAATATTATTAGCCTGAAGTACCTCAGCAATTACAGAAGGACGGGCTCCCTGGGAAGCAAAGTTGGCTGCCTGTTGTTTCATCATTTGCAGGTTCTCCAGATCACCGGAAGAATTGCTAACATGAACATTAAACAAAGAGCTTGCATAACGGGCAGGATCAATAGAAAGCATTTGACTTTGCATATCATCTCCATGAAAGACTGCTTTGCGTCCGTTCAGGTTGGTGAACTTGCTTAAGTCCAATAAACCCTGGCGTTCTGTTTTTATGTAGTTGTCAAAAGTGCTGAACAACCTTTCAGAAATTACCGAAGATTGATAGCGGGCAGCATCTATGCCGGAAGCAGTTTCAGAAGCCTGGGTCTGTCCCTTTCTCTGGGGAGTAAATCCAACAAGCTGATCCCATTCCTGCCTGACATAATCCATGATCTTTATCAGGTTGGCAATGTGCTGGAACAAGTCCAGATCCAGTACCTGGTAACCTTGCCAGCTTTTGTCCACACCCATCTGGTTTCTGTCCACCATGGCATAGCCATTGGCTTCCGACCAATAGAAGAATTTTTCTTCGTCCCAACCTTTACCTTGAGGGATGGAATTAATATCAAAAATGGCAATCTTACCTTTGGATTTAGCAATGGCCAGTTCCAGCCTATAGTGAAGGATGATATAGAGTACCTGGTAAGGAAGACCAAGTTCCAGGATACTAACATTCTTAGCGTGGGTGTCTGAAAACCGGATGCCGTTGTAAGGGCCCTTGCAGTATCCAAAGTCCAGATCATGGTTTCTCTGGGCAGGAATTTCCCGGATTTTAAAATATAGATTTTCTTCTGTGGTGTTTAACAGATCATGGGAAATATCAGGAACATCTAACCGGTAACCTTCCCACCATACGGGGGTCCATAACCATTGAACGGTTTCTCCGGAAGCTTTATCTACTTTATAATTTTCATCTACTTCCGTAACCTGGGGAACGCCCAGTTCATCTGTGTAATCTAAAATTCCAATCTTCTTATAGTACTTCCAGGTAACATGGTATAAGGGCAATTTCCCTCGCTTGAGATCTTCTTCCTTCCTGCTATTGCCATTAAATAATGTATTAAAATAGCTACTGGTAAATGGCAAGCTTCCGTCCTGGGATTCCAGTGCATCTATGTTATCTGCTGAAAGTTCATCGTAAAACATAGAAACTGCATCAGAGGCAGTAACCCATTTACGACGTACTACCCAGGAAGCATCTTCTATGTATTTTACATCCGGAGATTTATCATAGTCAATATCCAGCGGAGACACCCGCTCATAGGTAATAATCTCTTTGTCTACAGTTTTAAAACTATAACTTTCTCCAGCAATCACATAATCCTTAAACATCCGGGCAAGTTCTTCCTGGACATTGTTGGCATGATCTATCTCTTGTAAATTAGCCTGGCCCCAGATTGCCCGCTCGTCTTTGTAATTGCTTAAGAATTTGGTTTTAAGTTTTAAGGGGGGTTCTACCTGCTGGGAATCCACACCGGTTTCTACCTGTTCTTCGTTAAGCTTATTAACAAACTGTTGTTGCAGATTAGCCAGGATAGCTTTATACAAACTATCCTCCATGGTGTTGATGGCTTCCGTATCTCCAACCCAAACCGTATAATTCTTAGGGCGCTTATCAAATTCTCCAAAGAGTAAATCCGCATTGGCCCTTAAAATATTATAAGGCCTGATCTTGGAAGGATAATGTTTATGCTGGGATTTGTTGCTGTTAAGAGGATTGGTAACGTAGTTAAAATAACTCTCATCAAAGATATTGTTGTATACATTATACAACATGTAAATATCCCTGTAGTTATTATTCCTGCTTCCTCCACTATCTTGAAAGTAAGTGTTCTGGATATGAAAATCCATTACATCTTTCGTGTGGGAAAAGTCCCCGGAGATCTTCTTGGCATCAGTTACCCTGAGCAAGGGTTTATTTCCACGATAGAGTTTTCTTCTACTGGAAGCAGAAGTCTCTCTCTGGATGGGGGCTTTAACCATAGCTAATTCAAGCAGTTGCTAGATAAATACTAAAAGTGCTATGGTAAATGTATAAAGTTCCTAACGCAACTTAACTGTTAAAATCATCAGGGTGAATCCAGTTATTAGTATATAAAGGTTTAACTCTTTCTTCAAATGCAGTATACTTTTCTTCTGCAGTAGGATCCTCGTTGGCAGCCGCAGCATCTGCAGAAAGATCTGTTGGTGACATAATAAATTCCTGGTGGTTAACGTGTTCCCCGTGAAACTCCCTATCCCAGAAAGATGCTGTAGATTGCTCTCTTCTTTGTCTGAATATTCTGGTGGATCTTTCCTTGATCATGAAAGGAAGTAAGCGCATAGCAGAAACCCTATCAAAGTTTCCATCCATATTAAACTTGATGTATTCTTTTAATAAGGCCTCACAGTAGATCTTGTTTAAGTTCATGATCTGTATCTGCTCCCCATTATCATCCAGGGAAGACCTGGGGGTTTTAAGCCAGTCTGCAGAATATGCCAATGCCAATTTCACTCTGTCTTCACTGGACATATTAATAAAGTAAGGCTTGTTGTAATCTTTTACATGGCCATCTTTATTATATAAAATATCAGGCTCTTTCTCACAACGTTCCAGCAACCGGTGCTGCTTGGCATAATCATAAATACCTTTACCTCCACCCTGGATCTCTGACTGGATGGTGGCATTGTAAAACTCTGCAAGCAGGAACAACTGCCTGTAACATTCTTCCAAAGTATCCGGCCTGCCGACATACCAGGCTACAATCATGTCATCCTCCGTGGGGGAAACATTGTTGATGTGCTTGTAAACAAAAGCTGAGAACAAGGAAGTTTTATCCGTGGCCTGATCATTATAGTAGGGGTCTACTATTATCAAATAGGTCCCGGGAGGTGTTTTACCCATCTGATCCCGGTAAGGAGTTTCCACCACAGTCACACAACCTTTTAAATCTCCGTCATTCTGGTGAGGGAATTCAGTAATCTCCCGGGCCTTTGGTTCAATGGTAAACTTCGCTTTCCCATTAACATCTTTGAGCATCCAGCCATGCTTGAGGAAACCTTTGATATTGCGGTCTGTTTGAACGCGCAGGAGCTGCCGTTGGAGTTCAGCAATGGGAAATATATTCTGGGACAGCCTGGTAAGGGCTTCCCCGGGAGTAAAAGGAAATTCAGCAATGTATTTGTCTTCTGCTCTTGGATCTTCCTTGTGTATTCGCTCCCGTTCATTTAAGTGGTGATCTTTTGCCCCCTGGATGTCTGCGTTACCGTCTTCATCCATGTATTTATCCATGGCATCATACACAGGTAAAAACCAACAGCATTTAGTCCCCACCCTATCATCTTCCCATTCATTAGCAAAGGTCATCATGTTGTAAGCATCCGGATGGTAGAAGATATGCTCCAATCCTTCTATGCCTGGACCGGTTTCCCCACCAGTTCCCCAAACCACAATCATCCCTGTAGTAACCCCACCTTGTTCTACCAGAGGACGGGTAGCAATAATGGCTTCTTTAAGATTAGGAAAAGAACCCCCTTCTTCAAAGTATACCTTACCGTAGGATCCTGTTCTGGCTCCCCGGACTTTTCTGGGGTGGTCAATTACCCGGGCAATAATTTCAGACTTGTAACCGTATTCATTACCGGTCTTGGGATCTACCTGGGAGGCACGCTTATGAAGATCCTGGTTTTTGACT